TCAAATAAGTTTTGCCTGCCCTGCCAGATACAGCATCCCCACTGCCGCACCGCAAAGCGGCAGGAGCAGAAACAGCAACCGGGCAAACTGACCCAAAAGCGCGCCTGTGCTGGGGGCCTGTCCTCCACGCCCGAATGCGGCTGAACAGAGCCTTCCGCTTACCTGCAGTGCGGATGCGCCGAACGTGCACAGCGTTCCGGCCGCAAGGGATGCAGGGATACCGCAGACGCAGAGCAGCACAAATGCTGTCCGTGGGTTCAAATCCACAAGCAGCCTGGACGAAAGCAATCCGGAGCCTGTCCCATACAGCATCGCAAAAAGGAAGATGGGCAGCGGCCCAAGGGCAGAAAGCCCCAGAAACAGCACTGCCGTCAGCGCACCCGCCACAGTGAGAAATTCCGTTCGGAACAGGCGCACTGCCCCGGCGGCATCCTGCACAGAAAACAGGCTCTGCCAGCAGTTCAGATAATAGGAAAGCATTTCAGTATCGCCTGCCACACAACGCGCTGCCGCCACACCCGCCAGAAAGGTTCCCAGAAGGTACGCCGCCGCCAGAAGTATAGTTTCCCTGCTCAGCTTGCTTCGGCGCACAACGGCTCTCTCCGGTGTGTTTCCGTACCTCTCAGAGAACATTGCCGGGATGGATTGCCTTTCTTCCTGCGATGTCTCAGGAAGAACTCCACCGTTCTTCTGTTTTAGCTGCTCTTCCTGTGCTGTCGGCATGATCGCTTCGGGCAGTGCCTTTGCCGCTGCGGTTTCCGGTGTTTCCTGATAGACCCACATACTTCCCTGTCCTCCTGTTTTTCTGCTGTAAATTTTCAATGCCGGTGCCGTTCTGTACGCAGGATGCTGAATACCCCGCCCAGACAGCCAAAAACGAATACCAGTGCAAAGCGGGTCAGCTGCATTTCCGTTGGTTCAATGCCCTCCGAAAGACCGAACCCCAGCAGAAGCAGAACAAACAGTCCGCCCTGTACAGCACCGCAGATAAGGCCTCTGCTGTGATAGAAAAACGCCATGAGCCAGCCGCTGCAAAAGCTCCCGGCACAGACAATGGCACTGACCATGGGCCAGGCAGTGCTCTGCGCAAGGCTCTGGTTTGCCATCAGGTAGGCCAGCCCGGCCATGCAGGCGGCGGTGAATATCCCACCAATGCCGAATGCGGCCAGTGCTTCCAGGATGGGTAACTTCTTCTGTTCCAACATAAAAACCCGCCTCCCTGCACTACTGTATGCAGAGGGGCGGGTAAAAAAGACCTTGCTTTTAGAGATTACTTCTTTGCGTTGGCAGGAGCATTGTCCATGTTCAGCTTCTCAACAGAGCTGATCGCATTCTTGGTGAAGCGGATCTTCACACGGTCGGAACCGGTCTCCAGAACAAAGGTGTCATCCTTGATGGCGACCACACGGCCAACAATACCGCCGATGGTCACGACCTGATCACCGATCTCCAGAGCTGCACGCATGGCAGCATCCTTCTTCTCCTGCTTCTTCTGGGGACGATAGATCATAAAGTAGAGCAGGACCAGCATCAGAGCCAGGGTGAAGAACAGGCTGATATAGCTTTCAGTGGTAGTAGTCAGAAATTGCATGGGACAAAGTCTCCTCTCAAAATTCAGATAAACTCATTATAACCGCTTCTGCTCCCTCTTGCAAGGGAAAAGCATGAAAAAGCTCAAATTCTTGTATCCAGCAGCTTGACATAACGGTCATGGAATGCGGTAAAGGTGCCTGCATCCAGTTCATCGCGGATGCGCTCCATCAGGTGGTTGTAGAACCACAGGTTGTGCATAACGGCCAGACGCATGCCCAGCAGCTCCTCTGCCTTGAACAGGTGGCGGATATAGGCACGGGAGTAGTTCCGGCAGGCCGGGCAGCCACAGGTGGGGTCAATGGGGCGCTCGTCACGCTCATACTTTGCGTTCTTGATATTGATGATGCCGCCCCAGGTGTTCAGGTGTCCATGGCGGGCATTGCGGCTGGGCATGACGCAGTCAAACAGATCCACGCCGCGGGAAACAGCCTCGATCATGTTGCCGGGGGTGCCGACACCCATCAGATAGCGGATCTTATCCTTGGGCATATAAGGCTCCACCTCGCTGATCATCTCGTACATCACCTCAGCAGGCTCACCCACGGCCAGACCGCCGATGGCGTAGCCGTCCAGCTCCAGCTCCGCGATCTGCTTCATGTGCTCTACACGCAGGTCAGCAAAGGTGCATCCCTGATTGATGCCGAACAGCAGCTGGTCGGGGTTGGTGGCCTTGCCCTCCTGCTTCAGGCGGGCCATCTCAGCCTTGCAGCGCTTGAGCCAGCGGGTGGTGCGCTCACAGCTGGCTTTGGAGTACGCGTGCTGGGCAGGATTCTCCACACACTCATCAAAGGCCATTGCAATGGTGGAACCCAGGTTTGCCTGGATCTGCATACTCTCCTCAGGGCCCATAAAGATGCGGTGGCCGTCCAGATGGGAAGCAAAGGTCACGCCTTCCTCCGTGATCTTACGCAGCTTGGACAGGCTGAACACCTGGAATCCACCGCTGTCGGTCAGGATGGGGCCGTTCCAGCGGGTAAACTTGTGCAGGCCGCCCATATCAGCTACCAGCTGATCACCGGGGCGCAGATGCAGGTGGTAGGTGTTGCAGAGCATTACCTGGGTGCCGATCTGCTGCAGATCCTGCGCGGACAGGCCGCCCTTGATGGCACCGGCGGTGGCAACATTCTGGAAGGCAGGGGTCTGCACCGTGCCGTGCACGGTCTTGAACTCGCCCCGCCGGGCGTTGTGCTCCTGCTTGAGCAGCTTAAAAGTGGTCAAAGAAGGCATAAGTTTTTTCCTTTCTGTGTACGGAAAACAGCCGTACAGCCTTGTGCCACCGGGCAGGCGGCAGGTTCAGAAGTGGTGGATACCGAGCTGCCGAAACGGTTCCGGCAGTGTCTTGGGCTTTTGGGAGAGCGGGTGCTGAGGGATCACAGGATCAGCATCGCATCGCCAACGTGTCGGAAACGTACAGAATCTCTACATTCTGCGATTTCTTTTACGCTGAAAAAATAAGGTCGAGTCGTCCTATACATTCTACTACGAAAAAGTAATCCTTTCAAGGGTCAATCACAGGCGGTTCGCCTTTTTGACCTTCTGAATCTCGGTCAGCGGCGGTGCGATGACGACTTTCTTCATGCCTTCGTAGAGCGGCTTGGCAGCAGGGTTGTTCTTCTCAATCTCATCGGCGATGTGTCGGAGGGCAAAGACGAGAAGGCCAGCATCGCTCTCGGAATACGGTGTCAAGGCGCGGAGAATCAGGTCGGAGTAGTGCTGGAGGCCATGCGTGATGAGCTTCATGGCCTCCTTGGTCTTCCCTTCTGCAATGAGCTTGTTACCCCGGTCAACGAAGCTGCTCATGCGTTTCTCAAAGATGCTCATGGGGGTTCTCCTTTTTCTCGATGATGAAGTAGATGAGCTGGCAGAGAGCCAGCGCAACGGCAACGATGATGGCGGCGTAGGACAGCCAGTTCGTAAGGCTCTGGAGCATCACATCGAGCTGGCGCAAAAATTCGTACATGGCTGATTCCTCTCAATCTTTATCGTGGCCTTTGAACTTCCGCTTCATGTTGCGGTTGGTCTCGTGGTGGGTCCAGCGGCAACAGTACGGATTCATGTTCTTGGCCTCATATTCTTCGAGCTGCTTCTTTCTGGCGGAAGACTTCTCGGCGTACTCCTCACAGTGGTCGTGGCATCCGGGATGCCGGCGGGCGCAGTCAGGCTGGCAGATGACGGCCATAGGTCACGCCCTCTTGAGCTTTCCCATGCGCCGGTCGATCTCGCTCTGGCTGAGGACAGCGATGGGAACGGAACTGTCCTTGCGGGCAAGATGTACGGCAGTAATAATCTCGCCGTAGTCATGGGGCGTAATGCCGGATACGGACAGGAACTCGGTGCGCTTGCTCTCATCGGCAACCTTCAGCTCCTCATGCAATGCCTGTTCGACGATGCGGCAGAGCTTGTTCACGGCGTACTCGTGGTCTTCGGCATCCCATTCGAGGAACTGCCGGTAGTTGGCGAGCGATTCGTTCAGGAGCCGGGTCAGCCGATCTTTGCCGAACTTGAACGTGGTGCGGCAGGTGGCAGCCATGACAAGCCATGCAATCTTGCCGCCTTGGTCGCGGGCCATACGGAGCTGTTCTTCCCTGCGGTTGCGGGGGGCTTTCAGAACAGGCAGCCGGATATCGAGGTCGCACAGGCCGGTCAGGTCATTCCGCATTGCATCGGTGGCCGCTTCCCTGCCGCCGTAACGGATGGCTGTGGCGTACTTGGCCTCGAACTCCTCCATCTCATTGCAAGCCTTCATCAGCCGGTTTGCTCAGATGCCTTCGTTCTGGTGCATGGCAGCCACAATGCACCAGCAGAACACCTGCATTGCGTAGTCGCGGGCATCAATGCGCTCCTGATTGAAATTTTCAGTCTTTGCCATTTTCTTCTTCCTCCTCATAGTCATCAGGGTCAATGTCATACTCTTTCAGAAGCTCACGAAGATGGTCGTCCATTGAGTCGTAATCAAACATCACATCGCTGTTGTCGTACAGCGACCAAACGCAGACATCAACAATGTTGGGCGTGATCTTCTCGCTGGGAATATTGAAGATGTTCTCAAGCCGGAACGGAACTTCCTGCTGGATAAAGGCAAACAGAGCAGGTACTTTCGTAGCGTCAGCATCATTGTCAGCGCGAGCGTTCCACAGCTTGGCAGCCTGACACTGGGCGACAAACTTGCTGTCGTGCCAAGGCTGAACGAAGGCGACACGGCTCTTGGCGCCACAACTGGAGCAGGAAATGCAGTAGCAGGTCGAGCCACTTTTCCGCTTTCCAATTACTCGCGCTCTGCCGCCGCAGAACGGGCAGGGCTTCAACTTGAGCTGTTCCATAGTCGTTCTTCCTCACTTTCTCGCGGCGGCTAGCGCATTTTCGAGGCCAAGGCTGATGACGATGGCAGCATCGACATCTTCGACCTCGTACTTGGAGAGCTTGTCAATGTAGTCGCCAACGCGCGTCTTGGCAACGGTGTGGACCTGCTCGCACAGGGCGATGGAGCGGAATCGGGCAGCCTCGATGCTAACGTGCGTGGGCAGAGCCTTCTTCGGCTTGGTGGTCAGGTAGACAACCTCCAGAGTGGGCGCGAACTTGTTGTTCGCTTCGTTGCTGACGATGATAGCCGGGCGGCCACTGTACTGCTCGCTGCCGGTTTCGTTGTCTTCGGGCAGGATGTGGTAAATCTCACCACGGTGAAAACAACCGTTCATAGGGATTCTCCTTTCTCTCAGTGCAGGATGTAGGACTTGCCGTTGTAGGTGACGATGTACTGTCCATAGACTCGTTCGTCATCCCGGCGGATTGCGTGGCGAACATTGAGCTTCGCGCGGTTCGGGTGCTTGATGCCGGTGACCCGGCTGATGTACCGCTCAGCAATTTTGGCAGCTCTGCTGGTCATCACGCTGGGGCAAGCCGACATATAAATTGCGACAGCGCGGTCTGAGCGGGTCTTGGCGGCAGCCTCAGCCTCATCCCTTGTTCCATAGAAGCGTTCACCGTGGTGCTTTCCTTTGAGAACGCTGCCAGTGCAGAAGAACTTGTGCCGTTCTACGACATGAAGACGGTTGTTCCAAATCGAAACAAACATGGAAGGCTGTGCATCGGGAGCAGCTTCATTTGCACTTCCAACGATAAGCTCATAGCCTTCGTTGTAGAAATCGTCATCTTTGAAAAAGCTCTGGAGCACGATTCGGATGACTACGCTGCCATTAGTCAGATCGAGATGAGCAACTTCGCCGCTGCTCGGTCCCATGGTGGCGGTGTTGATGTGGTAGCCGTGGTCGAGATAGCTTTCAGCAATCTCAGTGAACTGGCGGTTGATGTCTGCGAACTTCATGTAACTTCCTCCTGTCAGTAGCAGTGGTGAGCGGTGTTGATAATCGAATAGGCCATCATTTTGATGGCTTCCTCAATCGGGGTGTTCAGGTACGGCAGTTCCTTGTCCTCCACGATTTCGGAGTTCATGGTCTCGCCATGTTCGTTCTTCGCCGTAATCCAGCAGCCATCGCCGGTGTCCTCAAGCACGAGGCTGAAGTACGGCTCCTTCTGGCCGCAATACTCCAGATACTCCCAGAAGATACGAACCTTTTCCTTGCCCACGGACTTGACCGACCAACGCCAGTTTTCGTCGTTCTGGTTGGCTTCGGAAACCAGCCTGCGAATGAGGCCCTTGTGCTCGCGCAGGTCAAACATATTCATACCTCCTCAAAGTTCGCTTCATCATCGGGGACATCGCAATCGGCATCGGAATCATCGTGCTCGCACTCGCTGAAGCTGTACTCGTCGATGTTGCCGAACGTGTAGCCGCTATCGTTGTTCAGGTAGATAGGCAGGTCGCCATCGAACTGGCTCAGGAACTCGATCATCTCGGAAACGGTCATCGTCCGGCCACACTGGTCAGGGTCATAGCCGTTTCGACGGCCTTCAATGTACAAAACGTTCATTGCTCAGCCCTCCTTAACCAGCTCCATGAGCTTGAAAACGCGGTTCCACTGCTCCTGATTCATACAGCCACCGTTGTTCACAAAGTTCTGTGCGAATGCGATCTCAGCTTCCATCTCGGCCTTGCTCATTTCGTTGATGCTTTTCATAACGTCGTCCTCCGTGATTAACATATCTGTTGATTGTGTTGTTGTTTTTGGTAACTTTATTATCGCACAGATTCATTCGTTTGACAAGCGAAAAATCTACGGTATAACATATTTTTTTGTTGCCACGGCAAATGCAGTCAACGCACGAGATAACCATGCGTTGACTGCGGAACATTATGCTTTCTGGGCGTTTCTCCTCATAACTCTGTCGAGCAGATGTACGCTGGCAAATGGAACAGCGCGCCATGCGGCTGCCACGAGCCGATTAAGCAGAGCCTCGTCCTTCAGCAGTTCGCGGACGTACTCATCAGGCGGATTTCGTAGGTTCTCCTGCTCGGAGAGGATGGCGGCATTGCAACGCTGGCAGAACTCCATGACCTGCGCGATTTTGTAGACGATCTCGCCGGAGTCTTCGTCGGTGCTCTGGTTGTCGTGGATGCGCAGGACTTCGCAGTGGTAGTCGCAGTTGAACTCGAACAGCAGGCAGAAATCGCTGCCTTCGAGGTAGCCGAGGAGCATTTCGGCCTCAATAGGCTCCAGCTTCATGCCGTAGGTGTCATCGGCAATGCGGATGAGAAATTCGGGCGATTTAACGATGTCCATATTACATCTCCTTTACATAGCACCAGCTCTGCGGAGGGCGTTTCAGATAGCACCCTTCAATGGCGCATTCTGGCGGCTGCATCCAACTGTCGGATGGCATATAATTCTCGCATTCCGTGTTTCCACAAATATTCGTTCCGTTCATGCTTTGAAAATTGAAGCGGACGAACTCGTGCAGATTGCGGGGCTTATCGTAGATTTTGAGGTTGGAAATATGCCAGCAGTACGCATCGCGGCAGTCAATCAGGCGCATCTGTCCTTTCCAGCCAGCATAGGCCTCTACCTGCTGCGGTGTAAGGCAGCTTCCCAAAATCCTTTCTTCGAGATTCCCCGGAATAGAGCTTGTAAGCGGAGTAATTCTATCAATATCGTTGCAGGTAAACTCACCAATAACCATCTGGGTATTACCGCGTATGCTGTCCGGCAGTAGCTTATTGAACTTTACGAATACAGGCTTTCCGTGATGGATTTCGCCGTCCATCGTTTCTTCGCCATCCTTGAAAATGGTGATGAGTTGCTGCGGAGCTTTTGTGCAGTAGATGTACGCCGTAAACGGCGTTTCCAGCTTCGGGCGGGTCTTACGCACCTCAATGGTTTTCTTGCCTCGCACGATGAGGTCGCACCACTCAGGCCGGATGCTGATGAGGACGGCTTTTTTCATTTTTCGACCTCCGGCGTCTTAGGAAGCGGCATCCAAATGGGGTATTGGTCAGGGAATTGTGCGACCGTATCAAAGTCCCATGTTTCGACCGCGCCTTCAAAAGCACCGCACTCCTCTACGGCGAGAACTTTGCCGTGCTCATCGGCATCCTCCTCGGTGGGAGGAGTCACATCGGTATTCCTCCAATGCAGACGGTTCGCCAAATTGAGCAGAGCGACGGCATCGTTCATCTCACGCTCATTCTCGCAGTGGATGGTCACATCGAACTCGCTGTTGTACGCATGGGCTTTACCGTCCTCGCCAAACCAAATGCAGATTTCATCAGACATTGCCGTCGCCACCTTTCGCCTGACGCTTGAACTCGGAGGCATCAACGACAATGCTGTCGGTACGGCTGTAAATGGTGTCGGCAAGTGCCTTTCCGTTGGGGCCAAGCATAGACTCAAGCGCATTGACGGCAACCTTCATGGCGACAATAACGAACGGCAAGTCGTCAAACGGATAGCTCTGGGCAAACTCAAGAGCACCATTGCCCATTTCGGCAAGAGCGCGACCAATGACGTCGTGCGCCTCATCGCTTTTGCCAGCCATAATTGCAAACTGCACCTGCGTGTTGTAGGGAACTTTCTTATTGTTCATAGTCTCAAACCTCCATCAAAGATACTGTGCCATGCGTTCCTCGAATCTGTCGCGGTAGCCATTGCACAGGTGAATCAGCCATTCGGACGAGAGTGCGAAAAACAGATGCCCGATGATAGCTTCGTATGCGGCGGATGACACGACCAAATCATGGTGGATGCAGTAGGCGGTCCAGAGGGCATAGAGCTGCTGCCTATTCTTCTCGCAGGTCGGGTCGTTGTCCTTCGTGAATGCTACGATGGCGCAGTATTCGGCGTTTTCATCCATTCAGATCACCTCCAATATTAGGCGAGCCATACGCCCATCACATCATCGAATTTCGGATAGTAGTTGCGGCACAACTCGCGCCGCTGCTCCAGCGAGAGAGCATTGAACAGGTCAAGCAGGACAGCATCGTACATCGCGGTATCGACATCGAGGTCGTTGTGCATACAGTAGACGGTCCACAATGCAAGAAGTTGGTTCCGGCAGGAATCGAGGCCAAAATCGGTCGTGTCGTCCTTGACATAATCAATGAGGAACTGCCATTCGGATTTCTCATTCATCCAAATCACCTCCAATCTTGTAGGTCTTGCTCTGCTCCTTGCCGGTTCCTTTTCGGTATTCGGCAATCCAGACGGTCTTCCCGCTCCTGTAATGCCGGAAGTGACCGCGAACGGTGAAGGAGCAGCTTGGGCTTGCGTGGTGGCCTTTGGGAGCCACAGAGAGCCGCTTTCCAGACGAGTGAAGGATGTAAGTAGTGCCGACAGGATTCCACCTTGTAGAGCGTTTGTGGCCGATGTGAGTTTTCGGCTCATGCTCCGCTTCGGTGGTGGCAGGTGTTTCAGATGCGCCGTAGGCCATCAGAGCCATCAAGGAGCCGTACACGGTCAAAGCACCCTGCTCGGTTTCGGCGGGGTTGCAATCAGCAGGGAGCGTACTCGCTTTCTTCTTCCACAAGCCGTTGCCGAGCGGTGCGAAGACAACGTGGCCGAGCTTCCGAGTCGGACCGTCGAGGTAGAACTTCAGCTTCTTGTCGGAGCGGAAGCGCTTGATGGAGATACCGCTCTCGACAATCTGGATTTTCACCTCTCGCAGAGGAACCGGCATCGAACGAACCAAATCGTTGTGTTCATCTCGCCATGCGAGGAGTTTTTCGATGTCCGCTGCCGTGACAACGATTCTGTCCATCATCGTGCATCCCTCCCAACAAAGATACCGGCGTAGAGCTTGTCGCCGATCAGGTAGTGGTAGAACTCATGGCCTTTCGGAAT